CAGTTTTTCTACACGGTGCATCCAGTAATACGGTGTACCTTCGGCAAGCTTACCTTTACCTGATGCTGTTGATTTATACGCTCCAAATCTGTACTTGGTTCCGTCAACCTCAATCGTACCTTTTAGGTCGTAACTTTTAGGACTAGCTTTATTCGTATTAAGAATAGCAGTACCAAAAGATTTAGTGTCCTGACCTTCAGCCATTTAACACTCCTTTAGTCTCTAATGTTGATTTAAGCTCTGTAAATCGCTCTTGGAATTTTCCGTAAGCAATAGGATTACTTGTCTTGATCTTCGCTAACACGTCTTTATGTTTGGAGATCCAGTCTTTGTAATTTCCAGGATGAGAGACTTGTTGCAATTCCTGGAGAGCTGTTTGTAATTGACGATCTTGCGCTTCAATAGCTACTGAGACTTCTTCTGCACTCGCTAGATTATCGTTAGAAAATCCGCAAGCAGCTAGACATCTACCCCATGCACTCGATTGAGCGTTCTCCAAAGCGCTTGTTTTATTAATCATACTTTGACTACGGTTTTCCTCGGCTAAACCAGTTCCAACGTGTCTTCCGTCAATAAAAGCATCGCATTGAACAATCACTTTTTTATCGTCTTGGTGAATTATCTGATCTACTAGATCCAATGATGAACCTAATACTCTTCTAGCAATACCAAGTCTGGTACTTACTAAATTATAATCTTTGCCTTTTATTTTGACTGCCTCAGATGCAGCAATCTTTTTAAACTCATTTAAAGCATCGATTAGTTTGTCTTTTGTTTCCATATTATTTAACACCTCAGCAATTCCATATTTTTTTTGCGTCTTGAACAAACTGATTACCAATGGACCAACAAAAGTTGTGATCGAATTGTGGATCTAAGTCTTGGACAAGTTCGCCTTTGATTTTTTCAACATCTGTTTCATCTGCGTATCGCATCAACAAACGTTCTCTTCTTTTAAAAACAGTTACTAATTGTTCGTAATAATTATTTAGATTTTCTGGCTCCAAGTCTCCGCAGTTGTGCCTATCGAATATTTTAAAATCATCTTTGACAACGTAAATTAATTTAACTTCATGCTCAGGTTTGCATTTAGAATAAAACGCGCATTGCATTAAATGATTTTTGTTAGGCATCATCGGAACCTTTGCAGAAGTAAAAGAGTATGAACCATCCTTTTTTAATCTAGAAGGTCGATCGTGACTTGTTTTGATTTCCAACAAGGAGAAAGGAAAGCTAGTATTATGGGTACTAGCAAATGAAAGATCTTGTTGAAACTCCAAGTCAGATCTTCCGATGATTGGAAGTAGTAATCGGTCATCGTGGAATGACAACACGTTTTCCGCAACTACATTTTTTTTAACGCCTAACACTTCAACAGCTTTTGCAAGCTGTGAAATTGTTTGTGGTATTGTTTCTCTGTACCACTGAAACTTTGCTCTATCTTTTTCGTTTACAGGATTATAGTTATCAAACTCTTCCTGGACCTTTTGAATTGCAAGATCCAGGCTAAGTCTTTTATTAACTACTGGAGATAGTTTACGAGTATTCGGATTAAGTTTAAAAATTTTATCTGCTAAGTGATATTGAATTGAACTACCTATAGCTACACCAGCTGCCATGTTGGCATTGCCTTCAAACTGTCTTCTTACTTCTTGAGGTACAAACCAATATCTGTAAGCAAAGTTGCCATCAGGATAAACTGCTTGAGTAGGTGAGTGATGGTTCCAATTAAATAAATTACAAACTGATGGTGTTCCAGCCTCCTCTAAAGGATCTGAAACTTTTATATTTTGCTTTAATGTCATAGACAAGCTTATTTCAAACTTGCCTAAAAAAGTTTATGGCACTTGTCCTAAATGTACCTTAGTTTCTGTTATTTTACAGAATTGAGTTTTGGTTTAGATTTTTTTGATTTAGTAGTTTCGGCATTTTCCGTACTTTCGGCACTTTCAACTGGTGAGAACATCGACTTATGAAGCCAAACTACAACTGATTTTCGTTGATATAGAATAATATTATCGTCTTTTATAAATAATGGACCTCTAAGCCTACCTTCGTCTCTGCTACATTCTCTCATGTACGCTAAAGTGTCTGTATTTAAACCAAATTCTCTTGCCACTTTTTGTGGAGGTATCATTTCTTTTAGTTCTTTCGCTGAGTATTGTTCTAATTTTTTAAGCACGTTTCTTATCTTCAGTTAAATTTTTTATTTGGTCGTATAAAGCTTTTTCACCTTCTTTTTGTTCGTAATATAAATCTTTAACAGCTTTCATTACTTCACCAGATAAAGTTCTTTTTACTTGTTCAGTTTTTTCTTCTAATTCTCTTTGAGCTTTTTCATACTCCGCTAAAAGCTTTGCACCTTTAGCTCTATCTTTTTCATTTTGTAACTTTAAGTCTTTCATTTTAAATTCATATTGAACTGTAAGATCTGCTAATTTTCTTTCAGCATCTTGTTGAGACATTAAAACTTCAGTTGGCATATATTTTTTAGCAACCGTTGCATCTTGTATTGATTTTGGATCTACTAATGAAACTATTGGAGATATAAATTCAAAATCAAAATCTTGATAAATAATTTTTTTACTTTCATCACAATATGGATCAGGATTTAATAAAGTTTTCTTACCTCTGTATTCTTCATACAATCCAAAATAAAAATAAATTAATTCTTCATCAAAGAAACCTTTAACTTTAATACCAACAACACAAAGTTTATTATTAATTTCTAAATTACTTTGATTATCTTTATAATAAAATGCTACTTGGTTATGATACATAGAACCTCTAGCATCAATTTTAATTGCTCTAATATTTGATTTGTAAATATCTCTTGGAACTACAACTGTTTCTTTTTTAGCAGATGGATAAACTCTTCCTGGATAATAATTTTCATCAGTTATAACATCTTGTAATGTATTAACATATCCCCAGATAGTAGTTAATTGTTTTGGCAATAATAAATCAGCTGGATCAACATTTAATTTAGCTGCATACTTTAATGCGTTTTCTATTGTAATACCTCTTTCACCAGACAACTGATAATAAACTGATTGTCTGTTTTGATTTGTATCTCTTGCTAAACCAGATACTGAAACATTGCTCTCTTTAATTTTTTCATTTAAAAAATCTTTTTGATAAGCTGTTAATGAAAATGTTGTATTATTCCAATCACTCATAAAAGCTTGATGGAATTGGTCTCTTTTAGCTGGGTTCTTTTTTTCTTTTATTTTTGCTACAGCTGCAAATAATACATCCTCAACTGGTCCATCTATTTGAATTACATTTTTATTTGCATACTCAAAAACAACTCTTGCACTTGGTCCAGTAAGCAAAGATCCAGGAAATTTTTTAATTGTTGATTTAATTAATTCAGATGCACCTTTTTGAAATTGACCAGTAGTAATTCCTTTATCGTCTCTTTTAAGAATTGAATATTTTAGAATTTTTAAGTTTTTGTTGGCTTCAATATTTTTAAAACTCATTAAAAATCCTTTTAAACCTTTATCCTATACTGTCAACAAATAGTTAGTATTATTATGTAAGTTGTAGACACTATGTAATTTGAATAGTTAAAAAGACAGAATATAAGCCAAATATAGCTAAATTAGGCGGTTTTTAAGGCTATTTTAGCTGATTTTTGACTATGGCTAGAGATATATACGGAAAAAACGTTAAATTTACTGCTTATTCTTACACTCATAGAGAGGCTCACGATTGTATCGCTATGATGGATGTAGATAAAGTAGCTTGCTGTATAGCTTGTAATAAGCCTTTATTTCTTGGAGAAACTACACGCCACAAAGGACCTAGAGAAGATTACAAAAAAGGTCATTCAATGATTAAGCAACTGGCGGAAATGTCAGGATTAAACGCTTACATCATTTGGTACGAAGAAGAAAAAGAGAGAGTTTATAGATTAACTGTACGTAAAGTATTTCCAAATTACTCTAATTTACAGAGCTGTAGCTTTGAGCAATGGATTAGTTTTCTTGCAAAGTTCCAGGTCAAACATTTTCCAGATTGCAAACGCAAAGACATTTTTAGAAATAAATTAAAAACACTAACACCATCACAATTAAAAGATTATGCAGAAATTTTGGATAGCTGATAAAGAAATATTAAAGTTACAGATAACAGCTGAACAATTTAGAACGTACAGTTATTGGTGCAGCCAATACAACGTTAAGACATTAAAACCTTTTATTAACTACGTACAAACAGCAAGTGATTTAGGTATTTCAGTAGATAAAGTTAAAAAGATATTAACTGATTTATGTACAGTAACTGTTGAAGGTGATGCTTTAGTTTCTGTTGTAGATAATAAGATACATAGAAGATTAGAATTTGATTTGCCAAGATATAAAAGATTTCTTAACTCAATAGGTTTTCTTGGTTACAGCTCAGGCAAAGGTTGGTCCAATATACAAGAGTATTTAAAAAAAGATCCAGTACAAATAAATAAGATCTACAAGTTTGCCAAGTTAGATCAATATTCATTGCACGACAAATTAAATGATATGTCAGATGCAGAGCTTAAAACGATAACGCCTGGAGATCTTAAATATCCGTGGGTTCTTACAAATATTTTAAAGGAACGTAACATTGGATAAAAAAGATTTTAATCATTATTTAAAACAAGACATACTTACAATTAGAAACATTGTTAATCTATTTGAAGATGCTGCAAGAACTGAAAGATTTATTGCAAAGCCAAGACATCCTGGAGCGCCAAGTATGTATGATATTTTAATAACAAGCTACGACAAATCAGATATAGGATATTACCAAAAGCAACTGAAACTTAGAGCTTCGCCAAGGCAGATAACCAGGTGGGAGTTTGCAATCGATATGCTTATGTTAATTGATAAAGACATAGTTGATAATCCTATAGAGATAAGAGAAATGATTTGGATGAGAGCTAAAAAATATAAATGGTCTGAACTTGCTAGACATTTTGGTTATCATAGAACAACTATTAAGAATAAATATCTGACTATCCTAGGTAAGCTAGTAGATAAAATAAAAGTTAAAATA